TTTTCGATTCCATCAGAGATCATGTCCTCCTTGAACATGTAGTTAACAAAGTTTGGTTTAAATGATAAATGATTTGCTATCTTTAAAAAACACTCACCAATATAACGAGGAATAGGAGGTTTAGGCAACCCTTTAATTTCTGCAATTTCTCTATCTTCTCTGAGCTTAACTAATGCAGCAAGAAACTCCTTATTATTAACGTAATGTTCTGATCTTTTTCTCTTTGCCATAGTTCCCGGCTTCAACATAAGATATCTCACTCATATGTAGGTATTTTAACACTTAAGTGAATACTTGACAAGTTCTAAAATACGAGTAGAATAACCTTTGTCAGGGTTGATCGGGGGAGCTTTTAGTATTACTATTGCTATCTTTAAAGATCTTTTCTAAAATCTTTTTTGTATCATCAACTTTTCCCAGATATCCCATTTTACGACTCATATTAGATCTATTAGTTTTAAGTTGAGTAGCATCTTTTACAAAAGATTGATACATCATAATCATTTCAGAATCTGTAGATTCACTCATTGTTAAAATATCATTCATATTAAGAATAAAAAGATCTTCATTACTTGTTTTTAACCAAGGTTCTACTTTATATCCTACAATTCCACCCTTATGTGTAACTTCACAAACCGTAATTGGATGATGAACTAAAAGCATGGTCCTATCCTCTTCTTCGGATGGAGCTACTTTACAAAATATCTCTTCACCATTCTTAAGTTTTAGTGTTGCATAAAAATCGTCTTCCATATTATTTTCTTAATTGTATTGTGATTATTTCATAATTAAAATTTTCTTCGTTGTAGATTTTAATTCTCTCAATAAGATGGTTTAAAGTATAATTTCTTTTTGATTTATACGTACAATCATCTGCTATATCATAAAGAATTGCTTTTACTTTGTTTGCTCCCTTTCTAAGTACTCGGCCAATGCTTTGAAGATTTCTAATTCTCGATTTTGACGGTGAGGCAAAGATAATATTATGGAGATTTTTAATATTAATGCCGGTTGAAAAAGTTCCGTAGGAGGCAACGATGATTGCATTTTTCTCATTTTCAGTAATCTCTCGTACTAGCTCTCTTTCTTCAGCATCAACACCACCGTGAACAAAAAATAATTTACGATCAGTTTTCTTATTATTATTTATTAAATCGTATAAGACCTGACCGTGAGCTTCTACTCTAGAAAATAATACTAGTGTATTTCCTTTCAGATCTAAAGTCAAATTTTTTATAAAATTATTTCTTTGCTCATGAGTAATAAGGTATTCAATCTCCTCTTGATACGTTTCAAATCTTTGAGAAGGATGTTTAAGAACAAGACATTGAATATCTAATTGAGCAAGATGACCTTGCTTCATTAATTCATCAGTTTTAGTTACTTTATAAGATGGACCAAATAATCCTTCTAAAACCCATTTATGAGTTTGTGTTCCATCTAATGTACCAGTAAATCCAAATCTATATTTTGCATGATGTAATTTTGTCATTATAGATATAAGAGACTTACTCTTAAAGAGATGTGCTTCATCTCCTATAACTACATTATAATCTTCGAAAAATGAACGAGGAAGTTTATATACAGATTGCCATGTAGTAATAGTGACTGGATATTCATTTGTTTTTTCTTTACCCGAATATATACGGTGACAATATGACTCAGAATCCCAACCATAATCCTGGAAATCGCCATAAATCTGCTCTACAAGAGATGTCGTTGGAACAACTAAGAGAATTTTTTGTTGTTTATCCGTATAATACCGCACGAGGGCGTAAATCATCAGACTTTTTCCTGACGCAGTGGGACTTATCAGTAGCTTTCGATTATGCCGTAGGGCATCATATACTCCCTCAATTTGATAATCCCTAGGAGAATATGAACAAATAGATTTCATATAATCCTTCACACCCTCATATGATATTCCCTCATTGACTTCAAAGGGAATACCATAATAATTATTACTTACAAATTCGTATGTATAATCGTGCCTCTTACAGAAGGCAATAATCTTATCAAGTAATCCGACGTAGATTTGTCCGTTAGAGGTGGAGAACAATCGGATCTTTCCGTCCCAATACTTGTTACGGTATTGAGGCATAAACTTTGCACCCTCCACGTCGAAAGTGAAGTGATCTGACAACTCCATAAAGACATGAGGTTCGGCCTGTACTTCGAGAAAAACCTCATTCTTCTTTCCTATAATAACATCGGTCCTCACAC